ACATCGACCCAATTGAGTATCATGCCTGGCTCGATATGGAGCAGTGGCGGCGTGCCCGCGTGGCCGTAGCCATCCTTGACCACGAATACGGTTGAAGACGTGCGGGACGATACCTTGCACAGCGTACCGTTCGAGGTTCCGACCGCGTGACGGATCTGAGCTCGTCCGAAGGCGTCCCACATCTGGTCGAACATCCGACCGAGTAGGTCCCCGAACGCACCTGGCCCGCGCACTGCCCGCTTCTCGATGAAGTTGTCGATCGCCCTACGAACGTAGAGCCGTGCCGGCGTGGTTTCCCCTTCCACAGCATCAACGTACTGGTGGTCGGGAAGGTTACCGTCAGATCCCTGGGCCCCACCTGAGTAGGTCAGGTCTGCGGAGAATACCAACTTCTCACCGTCCATCCTGTAGTCACCTGCCCCAGCCTCCTGGAAGAGCTGGGAGGTCGGCGACCAACTAGAGACGTTCGGCTTAACCTCGCCGGCATAAATCTCGTGTACGAGTCCCGTGAGGTCGGTAATCGCCTCAAGGTTCCCGACTTGTGAGCCTAGTGCCATTGTCTTTTACCCTTGTCTATTGAGACTGCTGGCCCCACGTCCTTACGCGGGCCCTGCGTGCTCGTTTCTGTTGGCTGGGAGACAGTCTATTGATCTCCTGGTTCTCGGTAGAGGTGCCATGATCGCGCACCCCTGCCGTGGCCCGGACGACCCCCGGCCGTGTCGCGTGACGAGTGGCAGCGTCTTCGAGACTCTTCGCCTCACGCTGCCGCGCTTCTGCTGTCACCTTCGCCTTCGCTGCCATCAGCTCCTGCTGCCTGACTTCGGCAGCCTGGTTCTTCTGGCCCGCAGCCACCTCCGGCTTCGACCCATATGCAGCGTTCGCATACGTGTACCAGCCGCCAGGTGTCGGCGTCTCGCCTCTAGCCTGACAGATCGAGCCGTAGCCCGATAAAGCCTGCCTCACCTCGGTCTCATTCCAGAGCGGATACTGCGGGGGCACCTTGGTGTTGGGATTACCCGCCATCGCGTCGTTGATCGCGTCGTGTGCGAACTGGCTGGCCTTTTGGACGGCCACCCCCTGCACATACGTCTGACGCGCCTCCGACTTCGCCTGTTCGAGTCCTTCGGTGCTGGCATTGGCGAGGATGCCGTTGCGGTAGCTCTGGGCGTCGGCTTCCCCGTAGGTGCCCTTGATGTCCTGAAACGCCGATTCCTGCTCGGCGCTCAGGATACCGCCAGAGCTCGCTTGGTTCTTCCAGTAGTCGGCATCGGCGCGGGACTCCAAGAGTTGCGCGTTCACGCTGTCGAGCTGCTGTGAGGCCTGGTCAAGTTCGGCCCTACGGGTGTGGCTGTTCAGAAGAGCCCTGAGATCGCGTTCATCTTCAGGAGCTACCTCGAACGCCTCGCGCCCCCGTTGTCGCAGGGGATGACCGTCTGCGACGGGGACTGTCACGGATGTGGTAACAGGGGTGGTGGCCTGCTCGGTCTCCGTGGCCTCGGCCACGCTCGCCCCAGAAATTGAAGGGGCGGCGATAGTGTCGAGGTCTTCGGTACCGGAAGGGGAGCCCTCCTCGGGCGGCCCTTCCTCTGGTGCTCCTTCTGCCTTTGTAAACCGGCCGCCCTCGGGCGTGCCTGCCGGCTGCCGGGCACGTTCGCCCGCCTCAAGCCTCGCGGTGAGGCGCTGCCGTGCTGCCTGCTTGATGTCCGATACAGTACGAGGCCCCTCCGCTGGGGTCTCTACTACTACTACCGGGGCTGCAACGACTTCCGGGGCCCCTGGGGCGGCGGCTGTCTCAGTCATGGGTTCTCCACATAGTGTTAATAAGCTCCACCTTCACGCGCCTCTGCCGTCAAGGCGGCCACTTCACTCCTCGGCGTACTCACCTCTTCGGCGGTCGTGGTCCCGACATCCGGGCCAGCCGCTGGGCCAGTGGGTGAGGCCGCTGGCGATCCGGCCGCCGGCGTAGGTGGCTCGACCTGTGCAGCCCGGGCCACCTGCTGGCCGCTCAACCACTTGAAGAATTGATCCTGCCGGAGCATCGCGATCCGGCGAACGATCGAGTCTTCGCTCTCGTCTTGTGTCATCGTAGACAACGCTTCGAGGTGTGCCGTCGAGTCGTCGTCCATCATTATCGGATATTGCTTGTCCAGCATCGGCCACAGGTATTGTGCCGCCTGCTCTACCGTTGGATTGCCCAGGCCGCTCACCTGATCCCGCGTTAGACCATACTGCTCTCGGAACTCCCGGACCACCTCCCGGACACCCTGGTTGACGACCTTCGCCCTGCGCTCGCGCATCTCCTGCGGGTCGAACTCGTCAGGCCATAGGCTCCTGTCAGGGTACTGCTTCTTGAACTGTCTGGTCGTGATAGCACGCTCGCCCGTCGTCGGATCGAACATCTGCCAGAGGTTCATCAACTGCTGGGCCTTAGCTTCCGTGGTGGCACCGAAGCCGGAGGTGAGCCGATACATCGGCTTCATCTCGCTAAGCTGGCTCCTGTCTATATATGGCTTGATCAGATGCGAAATCTCGTCGCCGGCTATGTCCACGAGCCACGGCACGTCGCCATACTGCTTCATCAGGCGCCAGCAGATGCCCATGAACCCCTCGGCGCTCTCACGGAAGCGCTGGTTGGTCGGCCCATGCACCGTGTCGTCGGCCCTAGCGAGGGCCACGACCTTGGCTGCCGCGTCGTATGGCTGGCTCTCGCCTCTGCTAGCAGCTTGCCAGCCACCCTTACGGAACATCCCGGACTCGATGCGTTGGATCTTGTGCTCCAGCAGCGGGATGTGCCTGCTAGGGAGCTCCAGGTACTGGGGTATGAACCCGGTGCCGGGATCGATCTCGATCTCGCCGTCGTCTATATAGGCAGCGCTGTCGTCGGCGATCACGCCCGCCGTGATCAGTGGGGCTCTGACGCTGCGCCTCACGAACTCGTTCACCAGCGTCTCTAGCTGGTTGAGCTGGACCTGGTCCTCGTCTAGATCGGCCACGAACGGCTTGCCGAGCACGTCGTCAAAGCGATTGGCGCTGTAGACCTGCACGGAGCTCAGCACGCCGCCAGGCAGCGGGCCGTCATGTAGGAGCAGCGCGTTGCCGAAGCCGCCGGTCGTGCCACCGCCGGACGCGTCCGCGCTGTCCGTTGACGCGCTACCGTTCAGCGCCACGATAGTGAGTCGGCCCACCGGATAGTTCATATCGACGCCGGGCGCGACCTCGCGGTAGATCAGCGCCAGGAGCTCGTCGCCGCCCTGCCCGCTCATCAGCGAGGCCGTGCCGTGGATGCTGCTGCCTGCCATCAGCCACTTACGCACGGTGCGCTGGAACCGGCTAGACGAGGCCAGCTTGGTCGAACCCTCGATGCCCGGTACCTCGGGGAACGCCTGTCTGACGCCCTCCGCGCTGACTATGCGGGCATACGTCATGTGCTCGACCTTGCCGCGTGTCGCGCCGGTGCTGTAGACGGTGTCGAATGGGTCGCCTACCCAGCAATCGATCGTGCCGCGTACCGGGCCTTGCATACCCTCCGCGTGTACGGGCTGGTAGGCGTCGAACTGCGGGTCGTCCCTCCAGTGCGCGTGGATTGGACAATTCCCGTATGCCGCCGCCATGTACATCGCCTCGGCGAACAGGGAGTTCAGGTACTGTTCCTTCGCGATGTAGTTGGCGAATGCCTGGTCGATCGCGCCCGACTCCCGAGACTGTCGGTCAGGCCTGGTCTCGACCACGAAGCGAAATGGCATGGTGCTGTGGTAGGCGACCATGTTGTCCACCATAGGGCGCAGTAGGTTGTTCTGGGCCCTAGGCACTCCACTCAGGTTGTGGGGGATCTGGATCCGCTCGCCGTTGTACAGATCGGCCCACTGGTTGTCGCCCTCACCATCGATGTGGATGAGGTACTTCTCGGCCGTCAGGTCGTGGAAGCGCCGGCTGTTGAGCCCGTTGCGGTGGAACTCCGCGACCTCGCGTGCCACTGACCGAGGGTCCACGGATGACGCGTCAGCCTGGTTGTTGGGCTGAGCTCCTACCGCGTCAGGGCCACCGTAGTGGCCGGAAGACGTAACTGTCGTGTTAAGAGGTGTCGCCATAATCGGATAACATACGCTTCGGGGGTGGCTCAGCCAACACTTTGCTCCAACTCCGCCTGGATCTCACTCCACGCCTTGCCCTCTCGGTGATGCGCCAGCCTGGCGCTGTTGCGAAGACCTTGGCGGGTATGCTCGCTGTCGAACTTGTCGATGACGTAGTTCAGCGCCGGCGGCATGGGCTCTGGCGGCCGCTTGCGCCCTGCCGGCAGCTCGGTCAGGCCCTGCTCCGATCTCGCGACACGGCGTATGTGGTCCTCCCATGCGTCGTTCTTGTCCCTGAGCCGGTCGCGCTCGTCCAGTAGGAGCTCGTAGGCGGTGCGGGACACCCAGGGCAGCCTCATCCTCCACCGCCCGCCGACCCTGCACCCCACTTGGCCGCCAGATCCACGCGCTCCCCCCTTGCTATAGTGATGCCCGCTAGCTCGATCCACAGCTTGGAGCCCCGCGCCTCACCGAGCCCTTGGAGATAGTCCTCTAGGATGTCGTCTGCGGTCCTTCCGCAGAAGGCGAGGTTCTGGCCGGCACCCCGCGATGAGTAGGCCTCGGGGAACCGCTCGGCCAAGGCCTCGACCTCCTCCCTGCCCGCAGCACGCTTTTGCATAGCCCCCCTTATCCTGGCAAGTTTATAGGCACGCACGGCATCGGCCAGGACGGCCTCGCGCACCGTCCTTACGATTCCGGCAGCCACACAAGGAAGCCGGGCGTCTTCTCTCCGTGCCAGCCGCCCAGTTGATTGAACTCGTAGTACTCCAGTGCTCCCTCGTAGCTATCACAGCCCTCGTCCATGAGCTGCTCGATGACCTTTTCCTTGTCGTAGAGCACGATCGGCTCCATGCCGAAGCGCTCTAGAACTCCGATGACACAGTCATCGTAGCCGTCCATGATGAGCGCACTCTCGACCCCGAGCTCTAGCAAGCGCTCTGCTAGCGTGACCGTGGTCTCGATGAACCCGGTGGCGTCGGACAAGTGCGTCTCGCCATTGAGCAGCTTGAGGTCAGACTTCCCCATCGGGACCTCTCACCTCGTCGTTCTTCTTGTACCAGCGCTGAGCGTAGCGCCATTTGCCGAACGCACGCGCACGGGCCCGGCACCAACCCTTGAAGTTAAGCCAGTGGTAATAGGCCCTCTCGTGCAGCCTCATCTTCTTGTAGAAGACATACTCCTCCAGGAATTGGACACGGGGATCGGCCATCAGCGTGTGGTACCTGTCGAGGATAAGCCTCACGTCCTTGATGGTCGCCAGCTTGTCCTCGTAGGCGCCTTCCCTGGCGATGCGCCGCCGGGCCCCTCTGCTCTGGTTCTGGTTCTCTTCGCTCAAAACGGGTGCCTCCTGGATTGGCGCTCGTGACGTGCGACGCGCTCCAGGCGATCCTCTAGCCCCGTGTCGCGGTTACGAGAGACCTTCTCGGGTGGTGGCGAGAAGCTAGCGGCCTTCCACCAGCTCATCACCAGGTAGCGCAGTGCCGCAATAGCGTCGGCACCGTCAGCAGTGTTGTCGTCAGCGTCCTGGTGCTGGGCGCGTCCTTCCCTCCTATCCGGGTAACGCCAGTTGCGGACCTCCCACAACAGCCGCGAGCCGCCGACCATGCGCCCCTCGCTAGCCACCGACGCGCCCTTGTACCACTTCTGGCCCTTGCCGAGCTCCCTACAGAACAGCAGGGCCCTCCTGCCCAAGAGGTCGTTGAGCCGCTCAACACAGGCCGCACGATAGTTCTTGCCCTCAGTGGAGGTCTTAGCCACCGCCCTGACCAGGTACGGGCTGCCTAGCTTCCTGAACGCCGCGTTGAGCTCCATGATGTCCTGCGGGTTCGCGGAGTCGCCCCAGATCGGGGTGCGCGACGGCGCCTCGTGCTTGGTTAGGAGCTCGTGGATCGCCTTGGCACGCACCGTCAGCGTCTCCTGCTGGCTAAAATGCTCGGCCAAGACGTGTAGCCGCTTGGTGCGGTCGCTCGCAGCCAACACGAAGCAGAAGCGCCATGCCCCAAAATCGATGCCGGCGAACATCGGCCAGCTCTGCTCGATCAGGGTGGACATCGGCGAGTGCTCCATGTGGTCGGACTCCACGAAGCCCAGTGCGACGCCTGTGGCCTGCTTCGGGCTGATACCACGCACCCTGGACTGGTACATCGCCGGGATGTGCGCGTAGAGGTCCCTGCGTCGCTCTATCGCCTCCTTGCTGACAGCACCAGGTACGAGGCTCGACTCGTCGGCTACCACGTTGGGGTGGTCCAACGCGCTGACACGGACGTGGGTCACATGGGGTTGGAGGCAAAATTGATGGAGCTCGTCTTCCTCGAAGTCAGGGTTGCCGAACGCGAGCCTAAGATTGTGAGGCGCCGAGCAGGTGTTCTCGAAAGCCACCATGATCGCAGGGTGGACCCCAGGCGTCTCCTCGGTCAATATCAGCATATGCTCGGCGTGCCATCCCTGCGCTTTGGTGGCTGACGCCTCCGCAGCACCTACCCCGCACCCGAACGCGGTCGCCGCCCATGACTCGCGCTCCTCGATGCCCGGTCGCATATGGATGGCGCCAGACGCCAATAGCTCGGCTTCAGGGAAGTGCTCCAGGAAGCGCGGCCACAACACCCCTATCTCCTTCCAGATGTGCTTGGTGAGCTGCGCGAGCTTGGGGGCCGCCGTGACGACGATCGAGTCCTCCCAACACGCCAGAAACCACAGCACGACCGCTGCCCCGAGGAAGGTCTTTCCGGTCCCGGTGCCACTCTCAACCCCCACGTCCTTCCACTCGGCAAGCGCCTCAAGCACCCCGGCAAGCGGGTCCACAGTACCGTCCCAGTCGTGACCTGCGTACCCATCGTTGAGACTCCAGCGCAGCGTGTGCTCAGGGACCCCGAGCTTCTCGTGGATCCAGCCCATAGGGTCCTTCTGGTACTCAGTGTGAGCTCTCGACCCCGAGCGCTGACCGAACCCCTCGTACTCCTGGAGAGCTGCCCGGTCCCGCAGCGTGTCAGGAGCTAGTGTTGTGGCCGAGAACGCCTGCACGGGTCCCCCCTCTTTTGCGCCAGGAAATTTTTGAACCTGAAAATTTTTGGAATTTGTCTTGACCTATAATATCACGTATCACAAAACCCGTTTTTTTAGTTCGCTGATTCCGATTCCGCTTTCCCGACTGCATAATCCCTCACCGCCTGGGGGCCGAAATCGACCCCATATCGACTGCATAAACCCCCGCCAACCCTCTCCACCATACGCAGCAACGACTTACGCGACTCGGGACGGCGTCATAATGTCTATTATGTTAGCCTGGAGGCCCTTTCGGCCCCCAATCCTGCATAAACACACATCGCCGTAGGTGGCCGCCCAGGGCCCGAGTGGTGGGGCTGTGGGGGCTGGGCAGGCATGGGGGCGCCTCACGCCCTGAGCCGGCGGCCAAGGACATCCAGCCACTGCTCCCGGATGCCCATGAGCTCGCTGCTGTCGCGCACACAGCGCTGCACTGGCTCGAAGAGCTCATTGAGTAGGTCATGGTCCACCGTCACCCCGTCGCGCTTCTCTCCCACGCTGTACTTCGCCAGCTTGTCGAAGATGGCTATCAGGTCCTTGGGGTCGGCGTCGTCGTCCGCGAGGATCCCCACGATGCGCCTCCTAGCCACCTCCAGGTCGCCACGGAAGGCCTCCCGCAGCTCCTTGGTGACGCCGGTACCGCCGCTGTTGCCGGGGTTGCCACGTCGCAGCGCCCCGCCGTGCGGCTGGGGACGCATCTCGACCTCGACCTCAACCCCGGAAGTCGTTGTGTAGCAACGGGTTAGAGCCTTGGGGGTGTCTGCGGGTAAGCTGCTAGGGGTGGGCTCAGGGTCGGGCGGGGGTGTCCCTGAGACAGCCGAAGACGTAGAAACAACCGCAGAAACGACGCTAGCCACCTGCTATCCCCCTCACGTCGCCGACCGTGAACCCCTTCTTCCCACTGGGTACGGCCCCCTCGAACGCTGACAGGGGGACGTTGAGTGCGTCGGCCAGCCTAGCCCCCTTCGAGCTAGCGAAGTTCACTGCCATCACTGAGGCTTGCTCCTCCACCTGCTCCTCCACCTGCTCCACCACCGCCGGGAAGATGGGGCCTGAGCTCTGGACGTTGCCGTAGCTCACGTTGGCCTTTCCGTCCTCCAGGCCTGCTGCTGCTGCCGCCGTGACCGCAGCCTGTGCCACTGCCCTTGGGTTGTCCGCCTGCCCTGTGACCTTGATCTCTAGCTTCATGCCGCCCTCCCTGTGTAGGCTTCGCTTCACTGATCGCAACCTACTCCGCGAGGCCCATGGCGTCGAGCCCGAGCTTGAGCACCCCAGCCTCTACCTCGCCTGGAGGTGTGCCCTGGTCTAGCAGGTCCCTGGCGTGATGCGGCCACCCCATCTTCGCTAGCGTGCATCCCTGGTCGAGCCCGCAGACATCGAACCAAACGCCCGCCTGCTTGCTGCCCAGGAACAAGATCGCCTTGGTCCGCAACCTCACGCTGTGATGGGGTTGGGTGGCAGAGCGCTTGCCGGCGCCCCTCATCTCCCTGGCAGCGTGCTCTATCACTGATAGCGCCAGGGCCCTGTGGCCTCCCCGGCCTACTAGACTCCCCGCGATAGCCAATTTCCCCTCCCCTTCTCAGCAGGTTCCTTCCCGCCCCCACGGGAGAGCCATCCCCCCACCCTTTCGATCGCCGGCATCGCCCTCCACGTAGGCCATGACTCGATGATGCTGTCTAGCAGCTTCGATAGGTCCTCCTTGGCGAGGAGCCCTCCTGGCCTGTACCCGTCATCCCGCGACCCGGCATATCTGATCGGGTCGTCGGCGGGCAAGCTGGACACGCCGGGTGACGCCGCTGCTCCCCCTTGGTGGCCGATCGACTTCAGGTATTTCCTCCTGCCGGCGTCCGACATCATGGCTACCCGGCCAAGTAGCTCCTCCACTGGCGTCGCCAACAGCTCACTGGGTTGCCAGTCATCGAAGTAGCCGGCTTTAACCGAGCGCCTGATGTCCTCCAGGAGCGGGTCCGCGTTCGGCTTGTTCATCGCTTCGGCCAGTGCTCGGAAACCTCATCTTCCATACCCTCTCTGGCCCGCAAAGTGCCCAGCGAAATCTCGAATGGAATGGATATCTGGGATCTGCCGTGACGGTTCTTATCCAAGATCAAGTACGAACGAAAAGACTTGGCGTCGCGGAGGACCCTGCTGTGATCAACAAGCAGGACCACGTCCGCGCTGCTTTCCAGGACTTGTGACCCGTAGAGTCCTTGGCTTCTAGGCTCCTCGCGGTAGTTACTACTCGTGACCCGGTTGAATTGACTGAGCAGTAGGATCGTAGCGTCATTGCTCATAGCCCACTCCCGCAGGTCGAGCGTGACGTTGCTCACGGCCTCCGT